CGGCCACGGGTTCGGGAGAAAATCTCAGGTAAATCGATGAAACGCGAACAGGCTACCCATCACGTTGCCGGGGAGCAGCGTGCTGTTCACGCCGTCGTGGTTGTGGGCTTGCTGCGCGGTGTAGCCGTAGCCCAGCCACTCGTACACGTGCACCAGGTTGTCGCGCACGGCGGTGATCAGCGTCGTGTCGAGCGCCGAATCCGGGTCCACGGCCGCGTCGGCGATGGTGCTCCAGTTTTTAGACGGGACGGACATTTACCCAATCTCCAGGAGGCGACGCGCGATCGGGTAGCCGCAGGCCACGGCGTGCTGTTGCGCGAAGGCCAGTTGAGCGTTTTCCGGGAAACGCGGCGGCGTGATGCCGCGGTGGTGCTCGCAGGCCGCGCAAAAATGCAGCGGCTTGAGGCGGCCGGCGAGCGGACATTCCACCAGCAGGCCGTCGGGTAGGTCGATGCGCGCCGGGTCGGTCGGTTCGGTCATATGATGAGATACCCCTTGCTGCCGTCACTCATGTTGCCGTTGGCATCGCTGATGTAGGCGTAGGCGCGCTGCGCCACGCTGGCGGCACCGTAATTCGGGTAACCGGCCGGGGCGATGAATCCGTAGCGCCGGTCGAAGGTGGTGGTGAGCGCGGTCACGTCCACGTCGCCCTGGTTGTCCTTCCGTTTCACGATCAGGGCGCGCACCGTCTTGGCGGCGCCGGTGTCGTCGGTCAGTTGGTCGGTGGTGATGTCGTACAGTTCGCCCTCGGTGATGTCGGCGTCCTTGGGATCGAGCTTGAAATCGATCTTCTTCGGCGCGTCGCGGTAGTGGCTGATCTTGCGGGCCGCGAGCGTGGCCATGGCCACCTGGTTGTCGGCGCCGAACCAGCGCGACTGGAATATCTTCTGACGCCGGTCGCCGTATTCGTTGGCGCTCTCGGCGTCGGTGTCGACGTACAGCTCGCCGCGCAGGTAGTTTTTGTTTTCCTTGCGATTGGCCGTGGCCGTGGCCAAGTCGTAGTACACGCCGAAGAACGTCAGGCGCTGAGCGTCCAGCGGCTCAACCTTGACCGAATCGAGGATCAGATTCGCATCGTCGGTCAGCGTGGCGCCGATGGTCACGTTCGGCGGGCTCGGCGCCAGCACCTTGTATTTCACCTTTTGCGCGGTCGGCGACCACCACAGCATGGCGTTGGTCTGCTGGCACAACTCGCCGAGCAGCGCCGTAATATCCTCCGGCTCCGACAAGCAGGCGGTAACGGTGTAGCGGCTGCCGAGCCATGCGTTGTCCTCGGCCTGCAGGCCGGCGGTGTCGATGTAGCTGTCGGCGATGCCGGCGGCGTTGAGCAGCGCCTCGAGGACCGCCGCCACCGACTGGTTGATGAACACCTTGCACTGCTGCACGCCGTCGCCGACCTTGGCCGCGACCGCGGTGGTGTTGAACTGGCTGCGATAGGTGCTGTCCGGCATCACCAACACGTCGGCATCGAACACGTCGTTCGCCCCGTAGCCGATCCAGTCGATCTCGTAGCTGCCGGCGGCGCCGGACACGAGATCGAGCCGCAGGCTGGTGATGGTGTTCTGTGACCAGTCCACACCGCCGGCGGTGAGGTTGTGCATGTCGAACACCACCGTTATCCAACCGCCGCCGGCGAGCGCCGCCGGCTCGCTCACCGCCTTGTAAAAGCTCGCACTCTCGCCGTGCAGCGCGGTGCTGTAGTAGAGATTCCCCTCCCATGTCCCGGCCACCAGTTGGCGGAGGCGAACGAGCACGTAACGATTCGACCCGCCGAGGAGGACGAGCCCGCTGCGGTTGATGTAGGCACCGGCACCGGTGGCCGTGAACGTCGCCGCGTCGGTGCCGCCGGTCAACGTGCCGGACGACACCGCCCAACTATCGAGACTGGCGTCGCTGAAGTTCCAGCCCTGCGCCACGTGCTTGTGCGTGTAGCGGATCACCTGGTCGCCCACGCGCGCGTAGCCGGCGGCTTCGTACTGAATGCCGTCACCGGCGTTCATGATAATCTGCAAATCGCCCGTGGCCAGGGCCACGGCCAGCTTACCGCTGGTCGGCACCGGCACCTTTTGCCGGTCGGCGAGTTTGATCGGATCCTTGAGGGTGAGGGTCACCTCACCCTTCACCGGGCCCTTGATGCTGTCGATGATGTAGTTTTCGGTTACGAACTCGCCGGCGTCCCAGCCGGCAGTGAAGTACGCACGCTTCAGCCGCGCCCAGCGGCCGCTGTAGTTGTGGACGCGCGCGAGCAATCGCGTCCAGTAGGTGCCCTGCGCCGCCGCCGCGCGCGTCACCACATAAGGGTCGAGGCCGACATCGCTGCACACGTCGTCCACCAGCACGAGCTTCACGTCCGCGCGGCGCGCGACGCCGGCGTCGGGGTCGATCTCGGTCGGTGCCAGCGCCACGGTCTTGATGTACGGCCGCATCGGATCGCCGCCCTGGAGCGGCGCGCCGAGCGTCACAAACTTGTAGGTCTTGGTGGTGCGTGCGTAATTCGGCCTGTCCTGGCAGGTCTTGAAGGTGTTGTAGCATTCGCTGCCGGCCGCGCCGCTGGCCGTGCACGGCGCCACGCCATAAGTCAGCGAGCAGGTATCGAGATCGCACTCCAGCACGTTGACATTGGTGCGCGCGAATTCGCTCATGCCGTTCCCTCAGGTCACCACGCCCATCACGTCCAGGCTCAGGTCGCAGTAGCCGCCCGGGCGGTGCGGCGTTTTAAATTGGTCTTTCACCGCCACCAGGTACATCTCGCCGGTGTAGGTCACCGGATCCCACTGCAGCAGGAACGGCTCGTCGCGCACGTGCGCGCGCCACGCCGGCAGCCACGAGCTGCGCACCCATGCCCACGTCAGCAACTCGAACTTGAGCGGCTCGGCCCACTCCTCGAACTTCACCGTGCGCCCAAGCGGATGCCCGGCCTCGGAGCGGTTCACCTGGCCCTTGATCGAGCGGCCGAGCGGATCGAAGCCGGAGGTGAAGTACGCCGGGATGTCGAATTCCGTACCCAGCGCGGCGATCGCCAGCGTCGGCGCCGTGCCGTTGACGATACGCAACCGCCAATAACGATACGACACGCCGTTGAAGTAGCGCGCGAACGGGTCGTCGCTCGCCGGCACCACGCTGTCCACCAGCACGTCCGAGGCGGCGAAGTTATCGGTGCTGCCGCGCAGCTCGATGGTGCAGCCGCGGCTGAACAGATCGTGCCCATACACCGCCCAGTAGCTGGCCGCCTGGGCCGAACCGCAGTCGACCGTCACCGTGGCCGGCAGACTGGCCGGTTTCCACCAGGTGTACGGCCGGAAGTCGCGCAGGTTCAGCACGCTGTAGTCGCCGGTGGCGGTGCTGCTGGCCGCCGGCGTGCCGTCGTCCAGACGGTTGTCGTGCAGGATCTTCGGGTAGTTCGTGGCCATCAGGCAACCCGGAGATTCACGCCGTCACCTACGGCGTCATTAATGCCAGGAATCAGTACATCGCGCACGTATTGCGCCGAAAGCGTACCGGTTTCGGCGATCAGCGTAATGTTCACGTTGCGCGGCGCCGTCGTCTGGCCTTGCGGCGCCGGCAGGTTTGGCGCCGTCGGCTGCAGGTCCTGCGCCGTCGGCAGATCCGGCAACCCGGTGCCGGGGTTGGCGCTGAAGGTCGGAGTGGCGCCGCCCCCGCCGCCGAACTTCTGGCTGCGGATACGGTTGACGTTGGCGATGCCGGTCGCCAGCGCAATCGCGGCCATGACGAGACCCAGGATAAACGGCTGCATCGTCAGCGCGCTGGACACCGAAAGATAAGTGTTGATCAACGCCTGGCCGATGGCGGCCTTCTTGCCGATCTCGAATTCCTTTTTCTTGCCGGAAAGCATCAGGTTCGAGACCTGGCCGAGCATCTGGCCGACGCCCTGGACCTGCTGGTTGAAGCCGCCGCGCATCAGCATGGCCACCTGGTTCTGCCAGGCGGCCTGCGCGCCGTATTCCTTGACGCGCCACTTGTCCTTGATCTTGGCGCGCTGTTCCTCGGATTGGTTTTCGAGGTTCTTCTTCATCTCCTCGTAGGTTTGGAGCGAGATGATGTCCAGCATGTAGGCGTTTTCGAGCTTCATCTGCTTTTGCAACAGGTGCTCGTCCAACACCTCCTGCTCGAGGGCGAAGGACTCCTGCATGCGCAGGATGTCCTGCGCGAGCTTGTCGGTCTCGAAGCCGCCGGCGGCCGGCGCAATGCCACCACCGCCACCGCCGCTAGCCGACGCCCTCGCGGCCGCGACCTGCTCGGCGTTCTGCTGCGCCGCGGCACTGACTTCCGCGAACCAAGCGAGCACCGCGTCGGCCGGCAACGGTTCCATGGCGGTCTTTTCGAACTCGGCGCGGATCTCGGCCAGCCGGTCGCGGCTCACCTCGGCCGTGAGCTGCAGGGTTTCGGCGTACTGCGCCGCCGGCACACCCATTTTCTGGCCGACCCACGACTGGCCGAAGAAGTTGATGAAGTCCGTGAACGCGCGATCGACCGAGGCGATGCCCTGAATGATCGCGTTCATGGCCTCGGCGACGACCACCTTGAGACCCGCCCACACCACCTGCAGACCCTGAACCACGTTCGCGCCGTAGGCGACGACCTGCGAGACGATCCGCATGCCGGTGGTGACCTCGTCGCGGAAACCGTTGTGCGCCCGGGCGGCGTCGGCGAACTGGTTGGCCAGCGCCGTGATGACCGGCGACAACTGCACGGCGATGGTGTTAATGACGCCGCCGAAGGCCGTCTTGGATCGGGTGATGGCGTCGTTGGCGGCCTCGACCTTGGCGGAATCGACACGGTTGAGCGCCGCGCCCCAGGCCTTGGTGTCCTCGGTTGCCTTGCGGATGCCCTCGGCGCCGTCGCCGATCAGGTTCAGCATCTCGCTGGCCCGGGCGCCGAACACCTGTTGCGCCAGGGCGTTGCGCATCGTCACGTTCTCGACGCCGGCCAGGGCCGACAGGATACGCTCCAGCTGTTGATCGGGCGCGAGCGCGGAGAGCTGCTGCGCGTTCAGGTTCAACTGCCCGAAGGCCCGCGCCCCCTCCCCCAAGCCCTGGGCAGCGTCGGCCACGGCCTTGGTCATGCCGCGCAGCCCGGTGTTCATGGTTTCCTGGGAAACGCCGGCCAGGTCGGCGGCGTGCCGCAGGCCGGCCATGCGGTCGGACGTCACCCCCAGCCGGTCGGCCAGCTTGGCGTTGGCGTCGATGGCGTCCATGCTCGATTTGACGAGCGCGCCGAAGCTGCCGACGCCGATCACCGCGAGCAGGCCGGCGAACGCGGTCTTGACCGCGCTGACGGTGTTCTCGATGCCCTGCATGGCGCCGGCCACGTCCTTGCGCGCCTTCTTCATCTCCGCCTCGAGGCGGGCGACGCCGGCGGCGAGATCGATGGTCAGGGTGCCGGCAGTGGTCATGGTGTCCTCGTGCGGGTCATCGGCGCTGGGCCTTTTTGCGAAATTCCTGCAGGGCGGCGAGCTCCATCACCTGCACGCGATCGAGCAGGTCACGGCGGTCGGGCGCCTCCTCCACGGCCATTACCGCGATCACCGCGGTGTAGTCGAGGCCGGTGGGCTGGTCGGCGGCGTACCGCCATTGGGTCACGACCCGCAGGAAGAGCTGCAGCGCCGGCCAGTTCTCCGGGAACACCCGGAAATCGCGGTCCTCGCGGGTGTCGGCGAGGTAGCGCTCCACCTCATCGACCGGGGCGCCGAGCGCCGCGAGCTGGCTGGCGTAGCTCTCCGCCTCGTACCCCTCGCCGCGCGCCCAGAAACGCGCGGCGTCTTCTAGTTTTTTCGGGGGGCACCCCGGATCGAATGGAAGAACGCGTCCACGATCGCGGCGCGCATGCCGGGCAGATCGAGCAGCACGCGCCGGTGGAGGTCGTTGAACGGCACGTCTTGGCCATCGGCGTCCTTGATGCCGGACCAGCCGAGCAGGATCTCGGCGATGAAGGCCTCGTCGTCGATGGTTTCGGTCTGCGCGCGCTGGTAGATCTCGTCCAGCCGTGACTGCGGCAGGCGCTTGAACTCGGCCAGGAAGTCCGACGACTGGGTCTTACCGTTGTCGCCGGCGGCGGTGTACTTCACCGGCCAGGTGTAGCTCGGTTTCTGCGCGAGGATGAATGTCATGTCAGAGGGCCTTGAGGGTCAGCTGGTTGTTGGCGGCCGTGGACTGGAACACCAGGTCCAGGCCCAGCATGGTGATGCCGTCGGCGTCCTCGTATTTGGGCGCGGCCACCTGCACCGCCGGCGCATCGATCTGGATTTTGTTGCCGACCGCCGTGCCGTGCACCAGTGCCAGGGCGCCGGTGGTGGCACCGCCGACCGTGGTGAACCAGTTCTTGGTGGCGAGCAGAACGTGCTCCAGCGAGCAGCTGCCGGCCACCTTGCGGTTGGTGATGCGCACGTCCTCGGTGGTGTTGACGTAGGCCTTGTGCACCACCTCGTTGCCGAGGTCGAGGTTGAGGCTGGCGAGGATCGCCGCGTAGCTGTGCAGCGAGAAGGTGGTGTTCACCTTATTCACCGGCAACGGCTTCTGCCAGGCGGTGAGCGTGAGCGTCGGCAACGCCGTGTCGGTCGGCGCGTTGTAGATGCCGGTGAAACTGAACTTGAACATCGGGATGCCTTCGTTGCCCAGTTCCAGGCTGGCCGTGCCGCGGCAACCGGTGAGCTTGTGCAGCAGGCCGTCGACGTGGAAGTAAAGCGTCACCGACTCGAAGGCCGCCGAGACCAACGCGTAAGTCACGTCGACGCCGGCGTTGACCGTCTCGGACAAACCGCAGGCCCGCAGCAACGGGCCCCAGGCCGGGGCCGTGCCGGCGGCGCCGCTGCCGGCCGCCTCGACCTCCATCTCCACCATCACCTTGGCGCTGGCCGGGATCTGGCCGAGGTTGCCGAAGTACGGCAGCGCCAGCTCGCGCTCCTGCATCTCCGCCTCGTAGGGCGAGATGCTCAGCGACTTGGCGAGGATGGCATTGGCCGCGCCGGTGGGTGTCGGGTCCGTGCCGTAGACCGTTTCGATCTTGGCGAGGACCGCCTTCTTCATCATCAAGATGGCCATGCGGGGCTCCTAAAAAAAGAAAACCCGCCGGGTGGCGGGTTGGGTGATGGGTAAGGGAATCAATCCGCCGGGTCGGGCGGAATGGGCGCGGGGCCGGGTGCGGCCGGGGCCGGGGTTTCCGGGGAAGCCGCGGCCGGGGCCGTTGTGCGCTCGACCAACTTGCGGCGGCCGGTCTTCTTGTCCAGGACGTAGGATCCGCCCTGCCCTTCGAATTCGTCGGTCATGGTTTTACTCCGCGTGAACCACGGTGAAATCGATCGCCTGCGCGAACTTGTCGAGCTCCGGTTCGTAGGCGTCCGCCTCCGAACCCATGAAGATGTCGTACACCGTGACGCCGGCGATGGTCGTGCCGGTGATGGCGCTGCCGTAACGCTCCAGCGCCAGGCGAATCTGCTCGGCCAGCGCCTTGCAGGCGTCATAGGTCTCGGCCCAGGCCGTGACCTGCAGGCGCGCGCGCACCACGCCCGGGTCGGTCTGCACGCCCTGCAACCGCTCCGACGCCACGCGTCGGTAGGTGATGCACGGATACGTCGGTTCCTGCGGCATCACCATCGGGTAGATGCGCGCCACCACCAGCGCCGCGGTGCCGGCGTGCGCGGCCAGCACGGTCTTGACGACCTTTTCGGCCTTCATTTCACCACCTGGTCGAGGCGTTTGCGGATGTAGTCCGCGATGGCCTGCAGGGCCGCGTTCGCGCCGGCATCGAGCGCCGGCCGCAAGAACGGCCGTTTCTTGGCCCCGGGATGGGCCAGGCGTTTGATAAACACATCGCCATGCAGTCGTAGATATTTGGCGCGGCGCGCCTTGATGATGTGCGGACCGGACCCGCCTTCAACGATGTGCGCGTAAAACACGCCCTGCTTTCGATTGCCGGCCACCACCCGGGCCGTAACCACGCCACGCTTCACACTGGTCGAGATGCGCAACGTCTTGGCCAGACGGCCGGACTTCACCGGCACCCGGGCCTTGGCTTCGTTCAGGATCACCGTCGCGCCGGCGCGCATCGCACCGCGCAGGATCTTGGTTTCCAGTTTGACCGGCAGCTCGGCCAACACCTTCTCCAGCTGCGGCAGGCCTTTGACGTAACGCAGTTCGCTCATGGGTTGATCAACTGCGCGATCACTTCCAGCCCCTCGCGCCGGCCGATCTCCGACACCGCCTTGATGTCGTAGTTCTGGCCGCCGTACACGATCCGGCAGGTGGCGTCGAGATCGCTGCGGTAATACATCCGGAACTTGTACATCAGCTCGGCCGCGATCTGGTCGGAATCGAACATCTCGCGTCCGGACAGCACCGCCCGGCTGGCCCACACCTCCGCGATCAGCACCCACGTTTCGATCGGCTCGCCGTAGTCGTTCTGCGCGGTGGTGCGCCGCTCGAGGCGCACCTTGCGGTCCAGCTCGCCGGCGCGCATCGGTCAGAAGCGCAGGCTGCGGTATGGCCACAGCAGGTATTCGGCGCTCACCGGCACGGGCGCAATTGGCGCGCCGACGATTGCGGTTTCGCGCCGGGCGTACAACTCACCAAGCATCAACAGGCAGGCCGCCTTGATCGGCGCCGGCACGGCCGGGGCGTTGCCGTAACCGGCGACGAACCGGATCGTGACGGCGTTCGCCTGGTCGCGCACCGAGGGCCAGGACTTGCCGTAGGCCAGGCGCACCAGGCCGCGGGTGGCGGCGGTGTCCACGGTGTATTCCGTGGTGGCGAGCGTCTGTTCGACGCCATCCGTGTCGAGGTACTTCACGCTGGTGATCGATTGCAGCGGCGGCAGCGGGATCTCGATCTCGTCGGCGAACGCGTCGAGGGTGTAGTCCCAGGTCTGGGTGATCAACGCCCGCCGGGTGAAATCCTCCGCCCACTGGCGCGCCGTCGGGATCAACGAATCGATCAGCGTGTCCTCGTCGGCCGCCGTCACGCGCAGGTGCGTCTTCGCCTCCGCGAGCGTGACCGGCTCCGCCGCCGGCGGCGTGACCATGGCGAGCGGCATGGATCAGTGCTTCCCGCCCTTCTTGCGACTGCCATCGACCAACCCGGGTTCGGTGCCTGACTCCGGCTCGACACCGCCAGCCGTGCCGGCGGCCGGCGCCTCTTCGGCGGCATTGACGGTTTCCGGGGAAACCGGGGCCGTGCCGGCGGACGCGGCGGTCGTTCGGTGTTCGGCGGGCTTTTCCACGGCCTCGGCGTAGCCGCCCTTGACCAGGAGCTCGCCCTCCTCCGCGGACACGACGCATCGCTCGCCGGGATGGCGCGACACGTTCGGCCCGACCATGATGGTTTTCATGCGAATTTCCATAAGCGTCCCTCAAAAAAAGAAGGGCCGCCGACGCGGCCCGTGACGGGGATCGATCGCGATCAGGCGACCGGCTGCTTGCGGGCGTCGCTGCGCACCACGACGCCGGCGTACACGCCGCCGGTGGTCGCGCCGGACACGGTCGACACCGCGCGCAGATAGCGCTTGGTGCCGCGATACCCGACGCGCTGATTGACGCCGGTGGCCAAGGCCGCGAGCGTGCCGATCAAATCGGCGGCGGCCACGGCGGTGAACGTCGAATTGTCGTCAGATTCCTGCACGCTCGGGGTGTGCGTGCCGTCGGTGATGGTGCCGACGACGAACGCGACCTCGGCGGAGTGGAACCCGCTGAGGTCGACGCCGCTGCCGTTGGCGGTGGCAGTGCGCGCCGCCGGGGTGAGCGAATTCACGACGTCGATGGTCTGTTTGATGTCCATGTGGGATTCCTCGAATGAAAGATGGATGAACCGGGCGCCGGCGAAGGCGCCCGATCAGGTGGCGGTTCGGATCAGCTCGTCTTGATGCGCGCGAAGGCCTCGCCCAGCACCGGCATGCCGTCGGTTTCCTTGCGGCCGATGAAGCCGGTCTGGTTGGTTTCGGCGTACAGCTCGACCAGGCGCTGAATCTGGATGTCGAGCGCGTCCGCGATCCAGTAGTGCGAGAAGTCCGCGAACATGCCGACGTACAGGCCGGTGGTGAAGGTGTTCGGCACGTATTCGGACTGGTACACCGGGTGGCCGAGCAGCATGTCCGGCTCGCCTTCCTTCTTGGACGGCTGCCACAGATACTGGTTGGTGGTGTCCTTGAGCTGCGCGATGAGCTTGATGCCGTCGCGGTGGAACAGCCACTTGGCGTTCTTGAGGTAGCCGCCCTTGAGCGAGTACTTCACGTTGATGAGTCCGTCCATCGTGAAGTTGGTCGCGCTGCCGGTCACCACGTCGCGCGAGGTGGGGATGCCGTCGTTCGACGCGGTGAAGAGGCCGAGCGGTTTGGCCGCGCCGTTTCCGGTGAGGTAGCCCTTTTCCTCGGAGACGCCGAACTTGTAGGCGAGGCGGCCCATGACGATGGACTCCGCGTTCGGCGCCTGGCGCAGCAATTTGTTGCTGACCTTGATGCGCTTGGCGAGCGGCTTCGGCGACAGCTCACGCTTGCCGAATGCCATGGTGCTGTCCTCGCTGCCGGTGGAGATCTCAGCCGTCCAGTCAGCATCCGCCGGATCCGCGTCGAGCGATGGCGCGCCGAGGCTGGCCGCGGTCGGCACCGTGAACTTCGTCGCCCACTGACGGATCAGCACCTCGTCGTCCACGGCCTTGATGAGGGTGCCGACGGTCTGCTCGGGCAGGATGATGAACCCACCCTCAGATCCGGCGCCGGCCGACAGGGCACGCACCTGGTCGGGCGTCAGCGACTGCACGCCGCCGCGCAGCAGCGCGCCGAAGGCCTCGCGGTACTCTTCGCTGGCGCGCGGCCCCTTGCGCTCGCCCTTGTCGTCCTTGTCGCGATCCGCCTCGAGCGCCGCGGCCGCGAGGCCGCGTTCCACTTCGAGCTGCCGCTCCTCGGTTTCGATCGCCTTGCGCAACTCGTCCTGGTCGGCGAACAGCTTGTCGTACTGCGTTTGTTCCTCGGCGGTCAGGTTGCGCTTCTCCTGCTCGGCCTTGTCGAGCAGGGTACGGCCCTGGGTGACGAGGGCATGGCGCTTCTGGCGAAGCTCGTTCAGTTTTTTCGACATTGCTATCTCCTTCGGTAATAGGCCATGGACACCGGATGGCGTCCGCTGGCCTGGATGGCGGACACCGGAAATGAAAAAGGCCGCGGTGAGCGGCCTTTGGAATCGTATGGATCGACAGTCAGAGCAGGGCGTGCCGCATGCGCAGCAGTTTGGTGCGGTCGAAACTTTCGGTGACGTTCGCCGACCGCCAATCGGTCAAGGCGCGCGCCGCCACGTCGGTCTGCGGATAGGCCGGGAACGTCACCGGCGATACGTCGTAGAGCCGGACGCGGGTCAGCGTGCGGATGACCTGGCCGTCGTCCGCCTTGGCCCAGTTCTGGCCGTTGGGCCGGACGCTGAACCCGAATGACATCTGGTTGATGTCGCCGCGCTCCATGCTCACCAGCAGGTCACGGGCGATCTGGGTGTCGGGCGGATCGATTTCGATGGCGAGGCCGCGCGCGTCCTCGGCGAGCTTGAGGGTATCGGCCAAATTGCGGCCGAGGATATGGTCCGGATTGTGGTTGTACAGCGCGCGCACGTCGTCGGTCTTGATCGCCTCGGCGAAGGCGCCGGGCGCGATCTGCTCGCGGAACCCGCCGAGGTCCTCGGACAACTGGTTGAACACGGCGGCATGGCCGACGATGCGGCGCTTGCCGTCCTCGCGCGTTTCCACGCGCACCTGGTCGAGCACGAAATGCCGGCGTTCGATATCTTTCATTGCTGCAATTTCCCCTTGATGGTTTCGGCCAGCAGATCGGCCGGGGTCATGTTGAGCGGCGTCAGGAAATCATCCAGCCCCTCGGCGCGGTTCATGTTCTCGATCTCGCGCACCTCGTTGCGGTTCATCCAGCCGGTGAGCACGGCGGTGCGGAAATAATTGGCGCGCGCCGTGGCGTCGCCACGCAACAGGCCGTCGACCAGGAACTCCGCGAAGTAGTCCTCCTGCTCCGCCTCGTTGAGCAGGCCACGGGACAATTCCTGCTCCCAGCGTGCCAGCCACGGCTGCATGGTGTACACCACGAAGTCGATCGATTGCTGTTCGACGTTGCTGAACGTCGCGCGTTCGAGATCGCCGATCATGTGCGGCGGCACCCGGAAGAGACCGGCGATCTCGCTGCGCTGCATTCTGCGGGTCTCGATGAACTGCGCGTCCTCCATCGTCAACCCGGTGGGCGGGTTGTACTTCATGCCGCGTGGCAGGAACGGCGTCTTGTGCCGGTTCTCGCCGGTCATGGCGCTCTGCCAGCTCTTCTCGAATTTCTTCTGCGCGTCCTCGTCGCGGAACGCGCCGTCGATCTCGATCCAGCCGCCGGTCGGGCGGGCGTCGTTCGCCCAGAACCGCGAGCTGTAATCCTGCGAGGCGATCGAGGCGCCGATGGTTTCGCGCTGACACTGAATCGGTGTGATCGGCGTCACACCGTCGGCGGTCATGAACGGGATGCGCAGCATTTCCTCGTGCGTCAGGACCAGCGTGCCGCCGTTTTTCAGCATCACGTCGTAGGCGAATTTTCCGTCATCTCTCAATGTGGCGCGGACGCGATCCGGATGGATCGGGATCAGCTGACGATCGCCGGTGGCACGATTGCCGAGCACGCGCGAATACGCCACGCCCCGCAGCCCGAGATGGACCATGCCCATCTCGCGCCAGCCAAAACTGGTCATCCAGGTGTTGGGCGCACGGTGTAACACGGGGTACAGCCAGTGATCGGTCGCACGTTCCTTGCCGCCGCCCTTTTTACGGCGATACAAAATCAACGGCAGGCCGGCCAGTGTTTCCGCCAGCACGCGAATGCAGCTGTAGACGGCCGCGACGCGCATCGCGGAATCCGCCGTGACCGACACGCCGGCGGCGGTCCGGTTGGCGACTCCCAGCCATTCGGCGATCAGTGGGTCGCGCGGATGAACACCGCGCAACAACCAGGAGACGAGACGGGAGCGTAAATTCATACGATGGCCAATTCCCCGTCATAAACGTTTTTCGGTTCAGCCACCATCGCCCGCGCCATGGCCAGAATCAACGCCAGTGCCGGATCGATTTTCTTCTTGCGCGTACCGCGGCGCGGAAACCAATTTTCGTTACGGTCCGGCTTCACTTGCACGTTACTGATACCCCAGGTGGCGACCGGATCGCCGTTGTGGTGGATCCGCCCGGCCTTCACCAGTCCATCGATAAACTTCATTGGTGCCGACAGGTGTTGCACGTTCTGCGGGATACGCACGACGGTCAGCCCTTCCTGGTCGAGCGCCGCGGAAATGCCGGGCGCGCCCCAGTTGTCGATGGCGACTTCCATGGTGCGGAAGCGCGCGGAATCCGCGACGATGTGGTCCTGAATCAGCTTCTGGTCGATCATGCTGCCGGGTGTTTCGGTAAGCCAGCCGTCACGCACCCAGCCTTGATAATGCTTGTTGTCCGGTTCGTTCGTAACGTCTTCCGGCAGGTAATGCCGCCAGAACGGATAGTAGTGCGTGACGCCGTCGATCTCGCGCGTGAACACCTTGCAGTTGGAGGCGATGTCCGTCACGTTCGCGAGATCCAGACCTTCCCAACACGCGTCGCCGGCGAAACCCTCCATCTTCAGATTCTTGTCGGCCAGCTCCTTCCAGGCATGCAGGTTGAGCCACGGGCTGGACGACTGCACCCAGATGTTCAGGTGTTTGGTCTGAAACGTGGACTGCTTGCGCGAATCGCGCACCGCATCGCGCTGCTGCATCAGCAGAAACTCGGCATCGATCGACACGCCGAAATTCGGATTGGCCTTGATCAAGGCCTCTTCGCTGGTCCAGTCATCGCCTTCATCGATCGTGAAGATGATGCCGAAGCGCTGATCGTCCTCGATCAGGCCTTCGAGTATCTGCTGCAGCTCCTCCTGGTGCGCGTAGCACGGACCGGAGATATCGTCGCCGGACGTGGTAATCACCAGCATCAACGGCTGCGACCGCGCGCCCATGCCGGTACGCATGGTGTCGTACAGGTCCTCGGTCTGGTGCTCGTGATACTCGTCCACGATTGCGCAGGACGGCGAAGCGCCGTCGCCGGGCTTGCCGATCACCGGTTCGAATTTACTGTTCGTCTCCGGAACCGTGATGGTTGAGGCACGCGGCAGCACGCCGAAGCGCGCCCGAAACTCCGGCATGCGATCGGACATCATCTTCGCGGGCTTGAATACCTCCCCCGCCTGGTCCTCGGAGGTGGCGCCGCTGTACACCTCGGCGCCGAACTCACCGTCGACCGCCAGCATGTAGAGGCCGATGCCGGCCGCCAACGTCGACTTGGCGTTTTTGCGGGGAACGAACAGGTCCGCCACGCGAAAGCGGCGGCGTTTCGTCTCGCGGTCCACCCAGCCGAAAATCGAGGCGACGACGAATACCTGCCACGGCTCGAGTCGAATGGATTGCGAGCGCGCCGCCCAGTCGCCCTTGATGTGCGGTAGGAGCTCGATGAAATGGCAGACCCGGTCGGCAGGACGATATTTCTTCCCGGTCCGGGTGACCTGGCCGCGGTCGTCGACAACGTCCGGGGTCTTAAGCTCGGGATTCCAGGTGTAACGCCAACCATCCCGATCACGCTGCAGGTCATCGAGGTGGCGCCGGCAGGCCAAGCGCACCCACTTGCAGGCGAGGATGCGTCCCTCGACAACATCGGACGCGTACTGCGTCGCGATCGCGGCGTAATCTTTCACAACGCCTCGAAGCCACCCGTGGGCTCGAGGCCAGGCAGGTACGGCTGCCGATTGCTCGGTGTGACACGGCCGCGCGAGCTCGGTGACAGGCCGAATGACGCCAGAAACTTGTCGACCGCGGCGGCATGCTTGCAGCGCGCCGCCCAGTTCGGGTTGTAGGTGAAGCTGCCGTTGGCGGTCGGGATGCTGACCCCGTCGCCGCCCGACCACAGTTGCACGGCATACGCCTCGCCACGCTCGGCCGCGTTGGCCACTTTGACTTCCTCGGCCTGCTCGTGCACCGCCCGAGCCTCGGCCGCGCGAGCTACGTCGCGCTGAAACATCGAGTCCGCCCAGACGTACCAGGCCCACTCCTGGACATAGAGCGACAGCGCCGCCCGGTCAACCTGGGCGATCATCCCGTTCGCTTTTAGCAACGGCGTGATGCGCCGCCATTCCTTGCGGGCCTCGGGCAACAAAAACTTTGGGCACGACGGGATATCGATCTCGGGCTCGAACCCATCGCGCAACTGGTGTGGTGACAGTTTCGACGCATTGCCACGCAGCAAATGCACGTTCTTCGGGAGTGGCTTTGGTCCTCGTTGGCCCATTCGAACCACCCCCTGCTTGGATACCCCCTCCCCCAAAACCTCCGATGGGAAAAATTGCACTGGCCACCGGGCGGTGCGAGCGAGATCCCACCGGCGACCTGCGCGGCGCGCTGCCGCCAGCGAGAGGCCGGCACTTCTCCGCGATCAC